GCCGGACTGGTCACTCTTGCCTTTGTTGGAGCCGGGAAAATGGTGGATGCTTTCAAGTCTGCTGTCAGGATTGGTTCTGAGTTTGAACAGAATATCAAAAATTTGTCAGTGGTTGCCGGGGCCACAGGTGGAAAGCTCAAACAGCTTGAGCAGTCTGCCCTTAAACTGGGAGGAAGTACAAAATTTACTGCATCAGAGGTGGCAAATCTTCAAATTGCATATAGTAAGCTCGGCTTCACAGCAGATGAAATTCTTGAAGTAACTGAAGGGACCCTTGATCTGTCCACTGCATTTGGACTTGATCTTGCTCAAACAGCAGAAGTTGCAGGTGGTACACTCAGGGCTTTTGGATTGGATGCAAGTGAAACAGCACGGATGACAGATGTGATGGCTCTCAGTTTTGCAAGCACTGCACTTGACATGGAGAAATTCACCGGGGCAATGACCATGGTTGGTCCAGTTGCAAAGGTGGCCGGATTTAGTTTAGAAGAAACAACAGCCATCCTTGGACAGCTTGCAAATGCAAACATTAGTGGATCATTAGCCGGGACCCAACTCAGGCAAATCCTTTTAGAAATTTCCAATGAAAACAGCAAGCTTTCAAAAAGACTTGGTGGAAGTGTTTCAAGTGTTGATGAATTAAAGGTTGCCCTCAATAAGTTAAACCAAGAGGGCATTGGGACAGCAGAAATGAAGGACCTTGTGGGTCAAAGAGCAGTCTCAGCTTTCAGTGTTTTGATTGATGGTGCTGATGATGTAGCAAACCTTTCCACACAATTTGAAAATGCCACAGGGACTGGAAACCTTATGGCCACACAGATGCTTGACACTCTTGAATCCAAATTCAAGATCATGAAATCAGCAAGTGAAGACTTGGGGATTGCATTTTTTGAAACATTTGATGACACCCTGACCAAAGCCACAGAGGTTATGACAGATGCAATTGGGGGACTGTCAGAGTTTTTCAAAGTCATTGAAGAATCACCATTGGAAACAGCCATCAGGCACATTGATGAACTGGGTGGAAATACCTTAGAACTAAGAACAGAGCTTGCAGAGTTAAATCTTGAACAAGCAAAATCAGCAGAACTTTTGCCAACAATTGCAGATGCACAAGAAAAACAAACACAAAACACAAAAGACTTGATCCAAATTGAAAAAGATTTGAGAATTGCTGAAGAAGACTTGGCAGTGACGGAAGCTAAAATACACGATGGCCGAATGTCGGGGCTTAGGTCCTCCGAAATCAGGGCAATGGTTGGTGGAAAAATTATTGATCAAGACAGGGAAGCAGTTTTGGAGCTAAGAGCAAAAAGGGATGCCATCCTTGAAGATAATGAAGTCCAAGATGAAGCCATCCAAAAAAGATTGGAACTTCAACAGGCAGAAGCAGACCTGAAGGCTGTTCAACAGGAAGCACTGGGTGTCCAAGCAACTAAAACAGAACAAACAACAGTGGAAGCAGAGCAAACTGTGATCCTTCAGGAAATGAAAAAAGCAGAAATCCTGATCCTTGAAGAAAAGCTCAGGCTGATGGAGGAAGGAAAATCTGCTGATCAAGCAATGATGGAGACAATTCAATTTCAGCTTGATAATGCCGGATCACTTGAGATTTCTGAACAGAAATTGATTCAGTTAAAGATTCAGAAACTTGGCCTGATTGCAAAAGAAGCTAAGGCAGAACAAAAGAAAGTTGATGACAAAAAGAAAGCTGATGAAAAGGAAAAAAATGCAGAGGACAAGAAGGCAGATGACAAGAAAAAAAGAGATGCTGATGAGATGATGCAGTTGGTGGCCAACTCCAAAACAGCAGAGGAGGTTGTCAAAAAGAAAATTAGACTCATTGCAATGGAAGCTTTGACCAATTTAGTGGCAGGAATTATGAGAGATTATCCTTTCCCTGCAAATATAATGTTGGCCGGAGTCGCAGGGGTGGCAGGAATGAAGGCCATTGATGGGGTCATTTCCTTGGCTTCATCCCTTTCACTTCAACAGGGTGGATTTATTCCCGGATTTGGTGGTGGAGACAAGGTCCCTGCAATGCTTGAAAAGGGTGAATTTGTAATGAACAAAGAAGCTGTCCAAAATATTGGGGTTTCAAATCTTATGGCTCAAAACACCGGGGAGGGTGGAGGTGGACCAGTGTTTCATTTTAGTGGACCAGTCACAAATGAAGACTATGTCCGTGATTTTATAATCCCAACCATAGATGACACACTGCAAAGAAATCTGTCATAAATGGCCCTAAGTCAACCACACGCAGACTACACCTCAGCATTGGTCAGTGGAGTCAAAGAGGACTACCTTGTGAAGCTTAACTGGTATGATTCTGATGATGCTTCAACTGGTACAGTTGGGATCAGCATGAGAAGCAGTGCAACAATCAATTCTATCAGCTACACCCCGGCCATCCTGAAGGCCCCAACAATCAGGGAAGGAATTGACTTGAAGGCTTACACCTCATCTTTTGGAAATGTCACAATTGAATGCACTGACTTTTCCACAGCAGTTTCCACATTCCCACTCACAAACTCAGCCACTTTGTTTTCTGCTGAATTTCATTCAAACAATCTGAATAGATATTATATGAACAGAACTGTGGAAATTTATTCAATGCTGAATGATTCTGAAGATGAGTCAAAATGTTTAAAAATTTTCAGTGGAAGGCTGACCAAGGTGGATGTCAACCCGGTTGCAAAAACAGTGAGACTTCAGGCTTCATCCTATAATCCTTTTGATCACATTGAGGTCCCACTTACAAGAGACACAGAAACAAACACCCCTGCTCCAATATCTTATGGGGCCTACACTCCAAACACATTTGGTGGATATGCCACTTCAAAGACCCTTTGGCCTTGCCCCATTATAGACAAAGCAAAACAACAATTTGTTAGGGCCTTGCTGAGAGATTCTTCAATTGCTTCTGATGCATACCCCCACACCTATGATGAGGTCCTTGATCAATTTATCCCGGTGGCAATTAATTCAGGTGGCTCTGTGGACTCTGCAAGTGAAACATACAATGGGGTGGCCATCTCTTATGCAGATTTCCGGCTGTATAGATCAGCAAAACAAAAGCCCATTGGGTATTCATCTGATTCAGGAAGTGGGTGGACTAACACAGACAATGCTTTCAACAACTCATCAGCAGATGACACTTCAAATTTTGCAACATCACAGCAGGCAACAGATTCAATTTCAGGTGGTGGAACCCCAACCTCCACAGACAGCAATGATGCAGGGGTTTTTGATTTGCCACAATATTCAGGAAGGCCCACAGCTTACACCATTGTGGTTGCATATAAACTACACGCAACAATCTCAGATGCTGTCAGTTGGGGTGGTGATGCACTTGTGAGGTTGAATGCAAGAGTGGATGACAATGATTTTTCTGACAGTGACAACAATTCCCTGTGGAACAAAACCACAAACCAATTGGAAGTGACTGAAGCCGGGTCAGGTGATTCAACTGGGGTGAGTGGTTCAATAATTACTCAGACCTACACTGTGACTGTGGCCACGCTTGATGGGTTTCCAAAACAGCTTGCCCTGAGGACTGAATCAGTGTTGGAGGAACACAGTGGCACTGGGACCTTTCTGCATTATGCAAGCATCTATGACATCAGGATCAGTTGTGTCCAATCTGTTGACTTTTCGCAGGCAAACAACAACCTGCAATCAGGAATGAGAGAACTTTTAGGAATGGATTTTTTATATTGTGGGGCTGATGGGTACACTCAGAGTTGGTCCACAAGCACAGCCCTCACAACTATTGTGGATATGCACCGGGACTTAGTTTATAGGTTTGGGGGAATTACAGCCACCCCAACAAATTGGTCCACAGTTGACACTGCAAGAGCAAACAGGTCTGTGAGGTTTTGGCTGAATGATCCCATGAGTCTTCAGGCCCTTATGAACCAATGTCAGCTTGAAGGAAATTTTATTTTCAGGGTGGACTGCACTGGGGCCTACAAATACATTGACCCACACGCAACAAGGGATGTGACAGCATTGGCCACAGGTGACTTGGTTTTCACATCTGCAAAAATTAACAATTGGAAGTTTGACCTGACTCCAATTTCAGATGTTGTTTCCAAATATAATCTTCTATATGACAAGCACCCCGGAACAGGGGAGTGGCAAGAGAATGATGCATCCACAAACACAAACCCCCGGACCTATTACAATTTAGGAAATCAGACTAATGAGAATGTAAAAGATCAGGAATTTCACATGTTAAATGATTCAACCGGGACGGCTGAATGGGCCACAAATAGATTTGCCTTTTTTGGTGGGGTTGGAATGTATTGCACCTTTGATGTTTTTGACCCCGGCAAATATTACATGGAGGTGGGGGACTTTTTCAAATTTGACAGCACCATTGGATATGCTTTTGGACTGAGTGTTGTGGATCAGGTTTGGATTTGTACGGAACTGACAAGGACAGTTGGAAAATTAAAGGTCAAGGGTTTCTATTTAGGAGCCGAAGCTTGATCTGTTTAAACAGTTTACGGAGTAAAAAATGGCAGTGACATCAGCTAAGTTTGCAAGTGCCGGGGACGGCACTGGGAATGGTTCATATTCACCAAGTGTCAATCCTGAGATTGGTGTTTCTTATGGAAACCAATTCAAAGGAATCACAGTGAACCGGGCCTATAATAACACAGCTTATACATTTGAAAAGTTTGGAAAAAAACTCACTTGGACCTTGAACTACAACCATTTAAATGCGACAGACAAAGGAAAACTGGAAGCTCTTTTTGCTTATACAGTAGGCAGAAAAACCAACTTTTTCTTTGCAGAGGATGGGTCCAATTATTCATATAATGTGAGGTTCACAAAGGACAACTTTGCTTTCAGGGAAGTTGCTTATGGAGTTTTCTCAATTTCATTTTCATTTGCAGAAGATTAAAATTTTAAGGATTGGGCCATCTGTGGGGTTTGAGAATAAGAATAAAAATGATGGGGTTTTTCTCCCATTCAGCCTTTTTTGCCTCCTCAGCAGAATCCCAAATTTGGCCCAAATCCTTGCTTTCTTTGTTTTTTTGATTGCAACTATGTATAGATAACTTTACAACACCAAGGGGCAAACAGCCATCTTCAGGCAAAGTGGCCCCGGACTTAATAATTTTAGGTAAAAAAGATCTATCCACCTAAATATTTTAAGTGACTAACCCTTTGTAAAGGGTTATAAATAAACATAAAAATATAGATATTTCTTAATAAATATAATGGGGTCAGGCCCCAAACTGTTTAAACACTTTGCATCTTTTTGTATAAATAAATTGACAGTAAATGGACAAAGGTTTTAACCTTGACAAATGAAAACAACAAAGGAAACCAAATTATGATTGCACCATTTGCAAAACCTGATGGGACCATGGGGTCCACTGAATATCAGGCACAAAAAAACTGGAATGCTATGATCAGAATTGATCATCCGTACAAAGGCAGACCAAAGAAAGAGGTCATCCGTGAAATCCACAAGATTGGAAAAAAGATGGCAAAGAAAACCGGGATCATGGGCCGGATCAAATACACCATGAGAAAAGCCAAGAATGAATACTATGACAGAATGAAGACTGAAATCTTTTATGTCAATGACATCTATCAGGTTATCATGACTGAAGATGATGACTCAATTTGGCTTTCAATTAAAAATCATGACAGGACCACAGACATTCCATGGCAACACAAGCAGTGGATCAAAAATGACCTTTGTGGGGAGGAAGCCGAAGCAGTCGAATTGTTTCCTGCTCAAAGCCGGATTTGGAATACAGCAAACCAATATCATTTATTTGTGATGAAGGATAATGTAAGAATCCC